AGCTGACACCCTCAATCATGGCGGTCCTGCCGGTTGAGTATCGCACTCGCCTTATCGGTGCAGATTGCAAAATGTCTCGCCTGGCTGAGGCCGAGAAAGAACTCGCAGAGGCTAAACAGGCCGTCCTGCTGGACGCTCCAGAGCATCAGAAGCTGAAAGAGGTAAGCGAGGGTATAGCGTCGCTGTTCCGCCTCATGCCGGAGCAGGTAGGGCCGCTGATGACGATGGTCACATCGATGTTGGGGGTTATGTGAGAGGAACCAGAAAAGAAAAAGCCCTTGAAGCGGTCACTTCAAAGGCCTTCCAAACACTGTGTTACGCCAAGTAACGGGAGTAAGTATGTCAAACACCGCAGAAATTCTCAACTTTCCCGCTGTAGTTTCGGGAATACAGGAGCAACGCGTGGCCGATACAGACGATGGGTACACCCGTCTGGCAAACGAGTTGTATGAGGAGCTTATCGGCGCGAACCTGACCAAAAATCAGGCCAAGGTAGCTCATGCTGTTTGCCGCAAAACCTATGGGTTCAACAAGAAGATGGACCGCATAGCAGACTCACAACTTTCTGAGCTGACCAGACTACCTCGCCAGAAGGTTAACGCTGCCAAAAACGAACTCATTGCGATGAATGTTTTGGTGTCCGACGGCATGCTGATCGGGCCCAACAAAAACCTGAGTGAGTGGGTAATTCCGGGCACTAAGCCTGCGCCAAAATGTCACCATAGTAGTGACTGTCACCATGGTAGTGACAGTGTCCCTACGGTAGTGACAAAAAGTGTCACCAAAACAGTGACAACCCTGTCACCAAAATGGGGACACACAAAAGACACTATTACAAAAGACAATAAAGACAATATTAATAAACCCCCTAAATCCCCCAAACCGGCTTCGTTCGATCCGGCTGGTGTTGACCTTCCTGAATGGCTGTCAGTTTCAGTCTGGAAGTCATGGGTCGATTATCGTCGCGACCTGAAGAAACCGATTAAGTCTCAGCAGACGGTAACCCAGGCCATCAACCTGCTTGAGCGTTGCAAGTGCAGCGGATACCAGCCTGAAGAAATCATCAACCAGAGCATTGCGAATGGCTGGCAGGGCTTGTTTGAGCCAAAGACAGCCAAGCAGCCGCCTCGCGCGCAGTCTCGCGTATCTGAGAACTTTGCTGGCAAAGACTACGGACAGACTGAAATTCCTGCATGGGCGAGGGACTGATCATGACGCTGGATGAAAAAATCAATCAACTTGAGAAACGCATTACTGAGCTGAGCCAGCCGCCAGTTCAGCATGAAGATATCGAGCTAACTATCAGCACCGAGAACTGCGAAACGCATGGCCCCTTTGAATGCAGGACCAGGCATTTCTTAAACTCTGTTGTGAAAATTCCCCCGCGCCCAAGCTGCTGCCCTGAATGCCTCAAAGAGGAGTTAGGCCGCTTGCAGGCGGAAAGAATTAGCATCAACGAAGCAGCCCGCAAAAGAAACATCGAGCGCCTGCTGGATGGACTGAGCATCCCGGCCAGGTTTGAATCCTGCTCACTGGATAATTATCAACCGGTGAACGAAGAAGCGAAACGCGCCTTGAAGGTCTGCCAGGCATACGCCAGCCGCTGGCCTGAGCGTTTGCAGAAAGGTGGCGGCCTGGTGATGTGTGGCAAGCCTGGAACCGGCAAGAACCACCTCGCATTGGCTATCGCCCGGCATGCAATCACCGAGCACCAAAGCTCAGCTGTGTTCACCACCGCGCTGAAAATTGCCAGGGAGTACAAGTCAACCTGGTCGAAGGGGTCAAGCCGTACTGAAGACGAAGTGATCCGTTACTTCACGAAGCCCGACCTGCTGATTATCGACGAGGTCGGCGTGCAGTTCGGAAGCGACGCCGAGAAGTTGATCATGTTCGAAATCATCAACACCCGTTATGAGCGGATGAAGCCAACCATCCTGATCAGCAACCAGACCCGGGAAGAACTGGCTGCATTCATCGGCGAACGCGTTCTTGATCGCATGAGCGATGGAGGCGGGTGCACTCTGTCATTCACGTGGGATTCTTACCGTTCTAAGGGGGCAGCATGATGGACAGCTTAAAGCAACGCATCGTTGATTACGTGGCCGCTAACCAGCCTGTTAAGCGCGCTGACCTCATCGTGGTGATTGGCATCAGTGGTAAGGGACTGGACCGTGAAATCGCTGCACTGCGTGGCATGGGTATGATTTTCAGCATGGCTGGCTTCGGCTACTTCACCAGTGAAGCTGACTACCAGGAATGGCGAAAAGGTGCTGGTGCTCTCCACCTGAAGAACCGGGCGTTGAATGGCGCACTCAGCAGTGCAGCAGCACGAAGAGTGAGCGATGAGAGTTATCAGGCGCGGATCGTGTCCGTGCTGAGTGATGGCAGCAAACTGGGAGCAACTCAAATTGCTGAGGCCATGGGTGCCAGTTACCGGAGCATCTCCAGCGTTATTTCGGTGATGGTCAACTCCGGTGAGCTGAAGTTTGAAGGCCAGAAAGGCCACCGCGTTTATTCGCTGGCGCAGACAAAAAAGAAAGCAGGCCGCCGTGCTGAGTCGGTGAACGTGATCTGCCAGGAGTGCCGAAACAGTCCGGCGATGAGAAGGGTATTGATGGTTTGGGGGAGGGAGGGGTATGAGCGAATGGAGTGATTATCGCTGGATGGTTAGGACCATGGCGAAGGGTAACGGTGTAACGCTCATCAGCATCGCCAAGCACTGCGGCGTATCGAACAGGAAACTTAATCAGATTCTCCAGGCGGGGCCATCCAAAGAACAGGAAGAACTCATAGCCGAAGCTCTGGGGTGCTCAGGGTGTGACCTTGCGGAAATCCACAGGCAAATGGGCGAGTTATCAGACAAGTACGGGAGGGCAGGGGTATGAAAATTTACATCGCAGGACCAATGACGGGTTACGAAAACTACAACCGTCCGATGTTTAACGCAGTAGCACAGCAGATGTTATCAGGTGGTCATGTGGCATTAAATCCGGCCACGCTCCCGGATGGTTTATCTCAGCGTGAGTATATGGACATCTGCCTGGCGATGCTTCGCTGCGCCGACGCCATTCACATGCTGCATGGGTGGCAAGAGTCGGAAGGTGCCGTCGCTGAGCATGCCATGGCAAAAAAGATGGGAATTAAAATTTCTTACCAATTTGAAGGAGCTGCCGCATGAAACCAACATACGAAGAACTTGAAGCCAAGTGTGCGGCGCTGGCTGCGGAGAATGCGGGGCTGAAAAAAGTCCCGGCAACTGACAGCGAAACAATGCTGTTGGCTTTGGACGCATTCAACACACACGGCTCCACGAGGCCTGATGCGGGCTTAAAGCAGGCGATAAATTTCGTAATGCAACGTAGACAAACCCCGGCCACCGACGCTTTCCTAGCTGAAGTGCGGGCCGCCGCAGTAGATGAAGTTTGCCTGAAAATTAGCAATGCAATTGTTAATTGCTATCAGGACGAACAGGTCGGCCTTGATGCAGCGGCAACTATTTGCGGTGACTTCGCCGCCCAGCTTCGCAAAGGAGTGCAGTCATGAAAAACCGTAAAGCAAAAATCATCATTCTTCGCGCCCTGAAAAACTGCTACCCGCGCCAGTGGCTGAACGTAAGCAATCGCCGCATGGTTCTCTTCACGCTAGGTGGTGTTAGCCGTGAAGGGCATCAATTCAAAAAGAGCGCAGCACAGAATCGCTGGAAGAATCATGTGAGGTTCCAATGAGCAACATCGACAAACTTATGGAAAAGCTGAAATCGGCTGCGCTAAAGCTTAACTGCGAGCAATGGCAAACACGCAATGGCTTTAGCGGCGTTGAGGTGATTGTTAAAGGCAGTGTGGCAAAGGGGCATGGTTGTGTGAGTTATCAGCCGGTCGCTTCTGAACTGGTTGATACCAAAACGGCAAAGGCAATCGCTTTATTTTGTCCGGCCAACATTTTGGCGCTGCTGGATGAGCTGGAAGCCAAAGACAACAGAATCAATCGACTTGAAGCCATTGTTGCTGTTGCAGAACAGCGCAACGCCCTCATGCGGGAGTGGAAACGCGCTCTGAAAGCACCATGCGACCTCGTTGATGACCAGGTGCCAGTGGTTATTCATGGCATGGTTATTCGCCTTGAGAGGCTCAAAGAGGCTGAGGCAAAGCTGGAAGCCGCAGAGAAGCGCATTGCTGAGCTATCGCACCACCTCCAATGCGCGCACGCCTTTATCGAACATACAGAGGCGTTTGGCTACGAAGCTTCAAACGGGATTCTGTGCTGTGGTGATGCGCAGTGGAATATCGATGCTTCTAAGGCAGCGTTGGCATCAGCTGGCAGCATCAACGGGGAGGACTAGCCCATGACATTCACCAAAGAGCAGTTGATCGAAAAACTTAAGCACAGAATCTCTGTCGCTTCAGAATTTCCGGAGTCAGAAAAAGCGCAAATGGATCTTGAACTGGCGCGTATCGCGCTGGCATCGCTCGAAGCGGAGCCTGTTTGCGTCATCGACCAGTCAAATCTTGATTATCTCAAATCGGGATCTGATGCCGACGTATGGCCAGCATCCAGAACAGAGATGGGTGATGTGCTTCTGTATCGCACCGCCCCGCCAGCGCCGGTATCTGTGCCTGAAATGAAGCCTGTTGATTTAGATGAAGGCTTTGACGAATGGTATTCGGAGGGCGAGAGTGGAGCAGACTCTGTTGCCCCAGAATGGTTCAGTGAAGCTATGAAACCTGTATTTCTCGGAACATGGCGAGCCTGCCGCGCAGCCATGCTTCAGGGTGCCGATGGCAATTCTCCGGCGCACTCCGGTTGCCGCCCGGCGCAAAACTGCATCTCTCCGGCGCAATGC